TTTAGCGGTGTATCAGGCTTCAGTGGTACGTCAGGCTTCAGTGGTACATCAGGCTTCAGTGGTACATCAGGCTTCAGTGGTACATCAGGTACTAGTGGTATATCAGGCTACTCTGGTACAAGTGGTACTAGTGGTATATCAGGCTACTCTGGTACATCAGGTATAAGTGGCTTTAGCGGTATATCAGGTTATAGTGGCGTATCGGGTTATTCAGGTACATCAGGCTTCAGTGGTACATCAGGTACTTCTGGTATATCAGGCTTTAGTGGCACATCAGGTTGGTCAGGCTATTCCGGTACATCCGGCTACTCTGGTACATCAGGTGTGAGTGGTTATTCTGGTTCAGGTATATCTGGTTTCTCCGGTTATCCTGCAGTTGGTATAACATATTACCCAACAACTTCAGCTTCTGAATTCAGCATACAATACGGTATATTAAGCGAAGTACCTCAATCTACAGCACAAACGTTTACAGCTTATACATTAAGTGCTTCAGAAGGTTTAATAACATTAGGTCAAGTTGTAACACCAATCAGTGATCCAGGTGAAATTGAACTCGGTAAAGGTACATGGCAGTTCAATGCATACTATGCATTAACAGGTACTAACCCATCAACAACTACAACAACCTTAAAGCACTCTATATATAAGAGATCATACCCAGGTGGTACTGAAACATTATTATTTAATGTTATTAGTGATCCGCTTGTTAATACAGATACTGCTAACCCAGCGCTAAGCATTACACAGTACACAATTACTACACCGATAGCTCTTGATATAACTGATAGATTAGTTTATAGAGTACAAGCTCAAACAACCGATACAGACGGTGTAACAGTTGAATTCTATTATGGTGGTACAGACCACTATAGCTTTATTTCAACTGGTATATACCGTGGTGCTACTGGTACATCAGGCTACTCTGGTTATTCTGGTACGTCTGGTTACTCTGGTACATCTGGTACGTCTGGTGTAAGTGGCTACTCCGGTACATCAGGCTTTAGTGGTTACTCTGGTACATCAGGTACATCTGGTATATCAGGTTACTCCGGTACATCAGGCTTTAGCGGTACATCTGGTATATCTGGCTACTCTGGCACATCGGGTTATTCAGGCTACTCTGGCACATCTGGTATATCAGGTTACTCTGGTACATCAGGTACATCTGGTATATCAGGTTACTCTGGTATATCTGGCTACTCTGGTACATCTGGTATATCTGGCTACTCTGGTACATCTGGTATATCAGGTTACTCTGGTACATCAGGCTACTCTGGCACATCTGGTACATCAGGCACATCTGGTATATCAGGCACATCTGGTATATCAGGCTTCTCTGGTACATCAGGCTGGTCTGGTACGTCAGGCATTTCTGGTTATTCTGGTATATCAGGTTGGTCAGGCTACTCTGGTACATCAGGCTGGTCTGGTACGTCAGGCATTTCTGGTTATTCTGGTACATCTGGTACATCAGGCTGGTCTGGTACGTCTGGTATAAGTGGCTACTCCGGTACATCTGGTTGGTCTGGCTACTCTGGTACATCAGGCTGGTCTGGTACATCTGGTATATCTGGTTACTCTGGTATATCTGGCTGGAGCGGTACATCTGGTATATCTGGTTACTCTGGCGTATCAGGCTTTAGTGGTACATCAGGTTGGTCTGGTACATCTGGTTACTCAGGCCCTGGCGCAAATCAAACCTTAAACACAACTTCAAATGTAGTGTTTGCTTCATTAAGTGCTGCTACATTATCAGCATACAATGTAAGTGTTACAGGTATATTAGCAATAGGCGATGTAACTGAAACTACAACCAATACGGGTTCAGCTCCTGCAGCTACTACAAACTACGATACATTAACACAAGGTATACAATACTATACATCAAGTAACGCAAATAATTGGACATTAAACCTTCGCGGTAATAGTACTACTACATTAAACAGTGTATTAGGCGTAGGTCAAACAGTTACAGTTGCTCTTGTTACTACTAACGGTGCTACTCCATACTATCAAACAGCAATACAAATTGATGGTAGCGTGGTAACGCCAAAATGGCAAGGTGGTTCAGCTCCTTCGTCAGGCAACGCAAATGCACTCGATGTTTATACAGTATCGGTGACTAAGACAGCCGCAACACCAACATACCTAGTATTAGCTTCCGTCGCGACATTCAAATAAGATTAGTCGCTTAACAATAAAAAAAGGCTAACCGTAAAACGTTAGCCTTTTTTGTGTTTAAACACTATTTAAAACAAATATATCCGTTTACACTTTAATCATCTAAACGCTTTAAACCAAACACTGACTTAGCTATATATTGAAATAGTTGTTCTCTTGAAACTGTATCAGTTGCACCAAGTTTAGTATACTTGTGTTGCCAAATTTCAATATCCTTTGTTATTTTATCTAAAACAGTTTTAAGTTCTTTTAATGCCTCATCTGTATGTTTTATTTCTTCTGGTGTTGCAGGATCAAACAAACCAACAAGCTGTGAACTTAATGCGGTTTTTGGTTGTTCAGGTTCAAGTATACTTTCTTTATCTTCTAGAGCTGTTTCACCACCGACACCACCATTATAACCTGTTTCATCTGTCCAGGTTTCTTTATAAACTTGATGGAAGTATTTTTCTACAAGTAATTTATTAAATTCTTCTTTAGCCATATTTGTAAATATTTATGGATTATTAGCAAAAATACACTATAATAATCATATGGGCATGTTCGACACAATTATAGTTAAAGATAAGCTACCCTGGACAGATGAAATGTGGGCAGAAGGGCTACCTAATAAATGTATAGAGTTTCAAACCAAAGACTTAGATAATAGTCTTGCTAACTATAAAATCGAAAATAGTAGACTTTTAATGCAAAAGTTTAAGGAACAGAAATGGACTGACCCAAAATCAAATAATGAGTTTAGTTTTGGTCGTTTAGAGCGGACTGGAGAATATTGGGAAGATCAAAACTATCACGGTAAGCTTAGCTTTTATGATTACTGTTCAAATGACAAGCCTGGTAATAATGACTGTTGGGTAGAGTTTACTGCAACATTTACAAATGGTCAGGTTGATAAGATTGAAGTAATTAACTTTGAAAAAAACGATAACACTGAACGTATTAAGAAGTTTAATGAGATAGCCGAAGAGATGCGACACAACAATAAACGTTGGATTAACAAGTACTTTTTTCGTACTAAACCAATACGCTGGATACGTGGATGTATACATAGAGCGTTATACAATACCGGTAATTTTTTTATAAGTTTAAGTTATAAGTTTTAAGTAAGTAATATCTTACATGGAGAACTTAACGTTTGAGTTTCATAATGAGCTTAACCCACAATTATGGGAAAGCGGCAAGCTAAAGCCAGAAATTAAAGATAAACTACTGGAAATAGCTCAAGCGTTTTTAGATACAATCGACATTGATATTGATGTTGAAGATATTACTTTAACTGGTTCATTAGCAAACTATAACTACACAAAGTATAGTGATTTTGACTTGCACATTATTACTGATTTCAAAGAGTATGATGTAAAACCTGAGTTACTTAAAGACTATTTTAATGCAAAGAAAACAGTGTGGAATTCAACGCGTAATATTACTATAAAAGGTTATGACGTAGAGGTTTACATACAAGATATAGAAGAACCTCACCATTCAACAGGAGTATACTCACTTAAAGATAGTGATTGGATAAAGAAACCAAACGCAACTAAAGAAAAGAAAGAAATAGACCTCTCATTAGTCAGCAAGAAAAAACAGTCAATGTTAGATATGATTAACTATGCATTGAGCGATGATTGTAATGTGGAATGTGCTGAAAAAACAAAAGAAAAATTCATGGAATTACGTAAAGCTGGTCTCGAGAAAGGTGGAGAATTTGCACCGGAAAACTTGGCTTTTAAAGAATTACGTAGATCAGGAGATATTGAGAGACTAGTACAAGGAGTGCTTGCTAAGAAAGACAGGGTTCTATCTTTAGATAGTATACAAGAAATGAGTTTCAAGAACTTTATCAATCTTAACGATAAACGCGGTCCAAGACATCAACAGTTAGGTGCTGGTTTAAAGAAATTAGGCAATTTGGGTACTGGTGAAGTAAAAAACATCGGTATGGTAGCACAAATGCACAAAAAGAAAAAAGAAGATACTACAGCGGTGCATATGTTAAAGAAAAAACACACGGGCGGGGCACCTATAACTAACGACCAAGCACAAAATATTATTACAAGATATAATTTGGATATTAACAAAATTAAATCCGGCCACCCTCGTAAACTCAGCACTAGTAACATAGAGATAGGATTTAATCCGCAGACAAACGCCTTTTATTTACGTAAATATTAAATACCTACATGAAGAGCTTGAATACATTACAAACTAAGTATGAACTATCATACGTTACAGAAGCTGTAAACGAATTATATTTTAAGAAGTTATTTGAAGCAATAGCTACTCCAACACCTGTTGCACAACCTGCACCAGCTGCTGCTCCTGCTGCAACTACCCAGGCTCCTGTAGCTTCTGCAGCTCAACAAAAACCTGCAGCTGCACCTGCACAACAAGCACCTGCACCTGCACAACAAGCACCTGCACCTGCACAACAAGCACCTGCACCTGCCCAACAAGCACCTGCACCTGCAACTGCACAACAAGCACCTGCACCTGCAACTGCACAACAAGCTGCTCCACAAACCCCTCAAGATTTAGAAAAAGCAGTTGAAGCAGATCCAAAACAATTACCTGGTTTAATTCAAACTTTAGTTAATAACGTTAAACAAAACCCTCAAGCATTAGCAGCTTTACAAGCAGCTGTTGCAAAAAACGATGTAAAAGCAGTACAACAACTAGCTGCGCAATATGCCCCTAAAGAAGAGGAAACGTTCGTTAGTGAACAAATTGATTATATTCTAGAACATGTCGACACACTTTCTAATAAAGACGAAGTACGTAGAGGTTTACAAGAGTATGTAGAGTCTGGTGGGGACGTAAAAGTACTCAGACGGTATGATGAAAAGTATGATGAAAATGTACTAAGTGTTTATAAAGAATATTACCTACAAGAAGGTATATGGGACGCTATTAAATCTGTAGGTAAAGGTATTTGGCAGGGTATTAAAAATGTAGGTGCTGCAGCAGCACCTGTTATAGGTAAATACGGTCCATGGGCTGCATTAGGCGCTTTAGCTGGTGGCCCATTAGGGGCTATGGCTTTACCTTTGTTAGCAAAAGCTCTCGGTGGTAAGGGTGGAGAAACTACAGCAAATAAGCCAGAAGAACAAAAATTAAAACCTATCAGTAAAATGACTGCAGTCGATCTTTCAGGTGTAAGTGATGAAAAATATAGTTCACTTCCATTAATGGCAGTAAAAAATAAATTTAAAGTACTCGATCTTACACCTGAGGAAGAACAAGATATTGAAAAGGGTGCTACACTTAACATAACAGACAAACAAGACAATACAGTACAGTTTACGTATAAAAACGGTTTATTATCGTTTATAAAAGTATCGGGTGGTTCTGATGCAGCTCCTGCTCCTGCACCATCTACTACACCTGCTCCAACACCTCCTTTACTCACTCCTACTCCTCCACCTGTTACTGCTACTCCACCTCCAGTTGCACCAAAACCACCTGTGGTTAGAAAGCGTAAAGCAAAACCTGCTACTATAAACGTTAAGGATAATTTATATACTCCTGCACAAGTAAAAAACGCAAAAAATAGAATAGCTAAAAAACAATATAACGGTAAAGAAGAGTTAATGAATCTTCAAAAAATTGCAAAAAACCCAAAGCGCGGAAAAAATGAACTACCGGTAGGGGAAAAAGCGTTTATGTCTTTAGCAAATAAAATCATAAACGAAATGCACAATACTTCTGGTGCTATACCGATTGAAAAAGCTAATGGCTAATGAATGAGTACTGTTGTACAGCAATCCATTCTTAATAAGAACAGAAAAGATAAGTTTTTACTTGTCTTAAACTTGCCACCTATTCTTAGATCTTCTAACAAACCCGATCAAGGAGATCGTTCAAATAAGTTTATAAATCAAGATTCATTACAGTATTCCATTTATGGTACTGTAGTACCTGAAACTACTGTTCCTGAAGTAGAATTGGCATTTTCAGGTCAAACTGCTAAAGTTACGAGTTATAACAGAAATTCATATAAATCCGTTACTGTAAACTTTACCGTAGATAACCAATTTAATAATTGGTGGGTGTTGTGGTATTGGCTTAATGTTCTCAATGATTCTAAAGAAAGTTCTTATAATTTTAGCGAATTAGGAGATACAGATCCTTTTATCAACCTTACCAATTATCAAACTAATATTACTATATTCGGATTAGATGAGTACAACAACAAAGTTATACAATGGGATTATATAAGAGCGTTTATAACAAATTTAGGGGAAATTACCTACAATTATAGAGATGGAGATCAAATTGAATCTTCATTTACATTTGCGTTTGGCCAGCTTAACGCTCAATTACTTTAATAAAATCAGTGTTTTGGCGCCGGAATCTCATAAATAATATTAAGTAACACTTAAATATTATGGCACAACGTACTATACAATCTCCGGGCGTACAGATTAATGAAATCGACCTATCCACAAGAGCAGTAACACCAGTCGGTACTAATGTTTTAGTAACTGGTTTTGCACCACAAGGTCCGACTTATGAAATAGTTGAATTAGCATCTCTTAGCGATTTCCAAACTGTTTTCGGTACACCTACAAATGCTGCAGAACGCTATTTTTATTATGCAGTAAATCAACTCTTTACAGCTGGTAATAATCCAACTATTAAAGCAGTACGTATTCCATATGGCAGTGGTAGTGGTGAAGGTACAGCAAGTCAATACAGTGCATTAGCATTTCCAGTTGTTGCAATTCCGTCAAATACAACTCAATACCCATTAAGTGCTGCAGCAAACGGTACTATTCCATTAAGTTCTGCACAAGGTTACTATTTCGGTGAACCAGCACTTGTTGCTTTAACACCTGATCAATACTCCACAATTTCTCAAGGCGGCCTCAATTGGTCTTCAACGACTGGTAATGTAGCGTTAAGCAGTTTCGTAGTTTCTGGTAGCAACGTAATAACCGATCTTGGTAAAGCTGGTATGGTTGTAGTTAATGTTGCTAAGACAACAATTGATGATAACTTCCAAGGTTACTACCTTAACTTAGCTGACGCTTTCAGCAATAATCCAACATCTGATTACGATGATGCAGTATCTATTAGAACAATTGGTAGCACATATTTTATTGATGGTCAACAAGCTGTTGATACAAATTATATAACAATACCACAAACACGTATTGGTTTTACATTAAGTGCAGCTTATTTACCAAGTGTTGATAGCCTTTCACACGATATCGAAAATATACCTACATTTAATATTGCTGCTTCAGGTTATAGTGACAATGTAGTTCTTTCGTTGTTTAGATTACGCCCTTCACCATTCTCACAAAATACAACAACATTACAGTATGTATTACAAGAAGGTTATGCAGGTTCATTCTACGCAAACCGTACACAGCAAGATCCAAAAGGTGGTCAACCAACCTCACTATTCTTACAAACAGTTGCTAACAACGCTTCAAACAACATTGAAGTATATATTAACCCATACATCTCATCCTATACAAATTGGTTAGATAATAACGGTAACTCAACAAAACGTGTAAGAGTATTTAAGACAAATACATTAACTACAATAGCAGCTACTTCAAATACAGATCCTGATTATACATTCTATACTCAAGCTTCTGCATATCTAGCACATGCTCCTACTTCATTCTTACCTGCTAACGAATTATATGCATTAGGTGTATATGCAGATAGCCTACCATCAAATAGCACAAAAGTTATTGGTGACTTAGGCTCAAAGCTTGACTACGTTTTAAATCAAGCTGAAAACACCGATGTAGTTGACATTGACATTACACTTGATGCTGGTTTATCAACAATTGCAGCAATTCAAGCATACAATGCTTCACCAGAGTATGATGATACTTCAATACCATCAGGTCTTATGTCTGACCTTGAAGATCTGACCGACTCAAGCGGTAACCCAGTAAGCAATACAGCAACACAAGCTTGGACATCTATAACAAATCAATTTGTAGATTTTGCAGCAAATCGTCGCAAAGATCACATCTTTATTTCTGACCCATTACGTCATATTTTTGTAACTGGTAAGAACTACAAGACTCTTAATAATAAAGAAAACGACTTCTCACAAAACATTTACTGGCCTCTACGTAACCTTTACGGAGCATTCAACACAAGTTATGCTACCGCATATGCTAACTGGGCACAGCAAGTAGATATTTTTACTTCTCAATCAGTCTGGTTACCATTCTCTGGTTATGCAGCAGCAATGATTACAGCAAGCGATTCAAATAATTACTTCTGGACACCACCAGCTGGTTTAAATAGAGGTATCATTAATGGTTTAACTGATATTGGTGTTAACCCACAACAAAAACAACGCGACTTACTTTACAAAGTATCTCTTAACCCTGTAGTATACTTCCCAAATGAAGGTTACTCAGTATTCGGTCAAAAGACACTATTAAAGACACCAAGTGCGTTTAGTCGTATTAATGTACGTCGGTTGTTCTTATATCTAGAAAAGACAGCTTTACAAACATTAAAGTATTTTGTATTTGAACCAAATACAACATTTACTCAAAGTAGAGTTGTTAACACATTAACACCTGTATTTGAATTAGCTAAGAACACACAAGGTTTATACGATTACTTAATTGTATGTAACAGTACGAACAACACGCCGAGTGTAATTGATGACAATACATTAGTTGTCGACATTTACATTAAGCCGGTTCAAGCTGCAGAGTTTATATTAGTAAACTTCTATGCAACTAAGACTTCACAAAACTTTAACGAGCTTTTATAACCTTAACATAAGTATTTAATATGTCACAAACTATACAAGATTTTTATAGAGTAGCACAAGCACGCGGATTTGCTCGTGATTTCATGATGAGAGTCCGCTCAATAGGTGATGCAGCATCACAATCAAGTGCATTCAACGAAGATGATTTTGTATATATTACTACAAAGTCGTTACCTGACCGTCAAATCACTAATCAAAAAGTACCATACATGGGTTTAAACTTTAATGTACCAGGCACTGTTGATTATACAGGTTCAGATGGTTGGAACGTTAAGTTCTATAATGATCGTAACGGTATTATTCGTCAAAAGCTTGAAAATTGGCAAATCAATGGTGTATTTGATGATGCTACAAGTACTGGCGATCTTTCGTTACGTGGTACAGATAAGGTTATACAATTAGACTTAATTGATGAAAGTCAAAAAGTACTTAACACATACAAATTATTTGGTGTGTATATTATAAACCTCGGTGCAGTAGATGGTTATGATAATGCTGGTGCTGGTAAACCTCTCGATTTTACAGCAAAGCTTGCTTATCAATACTGGAGACATACAGTTAGCCCTGCAACTGCTTAATATTAAGTTTATTACAAAGCCCTGGTTAAATCCAGGGCTTTTTTTATGTTCAACCATTAAGTATTAATAATGGCGAGTACAACAGATTCAGGTATAGCTTCATTTTATCAAACAGCAACTAGACGTGGGTTTGCACGTACCAATCTGTTTAGAATAAATTCAATATCAAGAAACTCTAGTACTAATCCAGGTAATAATACAGACATATATACACCTATACAAAACACTGAAAACTTGTTTTTATATGCTCAAGATGGCATTATACCATCACGTAATATATCTGTTACATCTGTAGATTTTAAAGCATTTAAATACAATATACCAATGGTTGCTAGTTACCCTGAAGCAGCAGGTTCTTGGTCAGTTACGTTTTTTTGTGACAGAGATTATATATTGAGAAACGTTTTTGAGCAATGGTCGGTTGATACGTTTGATGAGCATACTTCTTTATCAAATCAACCTAATTGGTGGGATTGTAATGTAGTGTTGGACTTAATTAATAATTCAGGCCCTAACGATATAAACACGCATCCAGCTGTTCGTAGATATACGTTAGTTGGTGCTTTTCTACAAAATGTGGGCAGTATGAAATATGAAGTTAAATCTGGTGGTGATATAGCAACAATGCAAGCTAATCTAGGCTTTCAATATATAACATCAGAAGACTTATTAACACAGTAGGTGTAAGTATTATACATATATGGGCGTTGTTTATGGGCAATCAATTAGAGATTTTTATAGAACTGCAACCGAACGCGGGTTTGCAAGAGATTTTCAATTTAGAATAACAGCGTTTAGGGTAAATGGCTTAGAACTTGATACTAATAGTTTAGTATTTTTAAAAACTGCTAATTTACCTGGTAAAACTATATCAACAATATCTACTCCTTATATGGGACTAGATTTTCAAATACCTGGTAACGTAAAGTTTGATAATAACAATAACTGGACAGTAACTTTTTATTGTGATCAAAGTTACGATCTAAGAACGTTATTGGAAGGTTCAATGTCAGATACTTTTGATGAATCTCAATCTTCTGGTGATATGGAGCCAAGAGATTTGACCGAAAACATTATACAAATCTCTTTAATAGATGATCAATTAGAAGAAGTGAGAGTTTACAACTTGTTAGGTGCATTTATAACAAATATAGGTGAAATAAAATACAATTTAACCGGGGCAGGGGCTGTACAAGAAGTTACTGCTAGTATAGCTTATCAGTACTGGACTACGGAGCCTAGTTCTGGTATAGCATCAGGTTTTAGTTTACAGAGCTTAATTGTAGGACAAGCTACAGCAGCAGTTAACAACGTTATTAATAGTTTAATAACCAATTTAGGAGGTAGGTAATGGCTACTATAATAGGCTCTAACGCTAACGTAAATAATTCTGGTTCTGAGGTAGGTACATTTGTACAGTTTTTGAGTAACCCAGCAACTCAAATACCTCTAGATTCTAATTTTCTTATTAGTTTTGACCCAATACCACCCGCTTTAAATAGTGGTACTGACTTATGGAAAAATTTAGAATATAATTGGAATGTAGCACCTACCCTAAACTCTTTGATAGGTCAAACACAAAAACAAACAGTGTTTGGTAATTCAGTATGTTTATTTGCTCAAGCTATTGACATACCCGGGGAAGCTGTAGGAACTGAAAGAGCATCTACACCGTTGGGTGGAGCCGCTGGTGGCTTGATACCTGGTGTTGTTAGCACATCACGGGCGGCGTATAACGATTTAACTATAAGTTTTCTTGAAACAAACCAATCATTCATTGACTTTTTTATACGCCCGTGGATTACGTTAGTAGGGCATTATGGTTTAATAGTAAGAGATAGTGCTTCTCCGCAAAACGTAAAAACAGACATAACAGTAGTACATTTTGATAAAAACGATAATCAAACTAATGGTGGAGTGAGAAGGGTTTTTACTTTTTATTCATGCGCTCCTGTTAATATAGGAGATTCTAAATATTCATACGGTAAAGCAGAAATAAGAGTAGAGCCGGTAAAATTTGTATATAACAATTACAAGATATCTTACATGCAAAATTAAGGTAACTGATTTTTCAGCATACCAACGTAAGTCAATACAATGTCGTTTACATACGGAGTTAAATTACCTGGATTTAATAATAAAAAAATATGGGTAAAAGAAGTTACAGCTAAAGATTACAAAGACCTGGTTAAATCCCTTTATAACAACGACCCTACAGAGTTCTTACATCATTTAAATCAAGTAATTGAACACGTTTCCCCTGGGATATTACAGGAAGGACTCAATGTTGTAGATAAGATTATACTTTTATTACAAATACGTTCAATATGTATAAGTCCTGATCTTAAATTGAAAGCAAACTGCACAGATACGAAAAAAGAGTTTGAATATACAGTAAAAATAGAAGATTTAATATCTAAATTAGAAAATATAAGTTATAATCGAACAGTTACACATGAGGATACTATAGTAAACCATAGTATTATTAAAGCTAAAGATGAAATATACTTTGTAGGTCTAGAAACTGAACGGTATTTCAGTTATACACTAGCTTCCTGTATAGATTCCTTATCGATTAGTGATAAGACTGTAAATTTTAAAGAACTAGAATTTAATGATAGAATTAAAATTGTCGATACATTGCCTTTTTTAATAACCACTAAAATATATAAATCGATTACTACTGTAGAGGAAAATCTCAACAATATTAAACTGTTGGTAATACTATCTCCTTTTACAAGAAAATATGTAGTAAACCTACCAGTGTCAACAAATACAAACGTGTTGTTAGATTTTTGTAAACTGGTCTTTAATGATGATTTAATAAACCTATATAAATTAAACTTAAGTTTGGTAAGCAAAGCTAATTTTACCCCGGATTATGTTGATAGTATAACTCCAGCTGAACAATTATTGTACTGGACTTTATTTGTGCAGCAAGTTGAAAAAGAAAACTCAGAATCAAACACAATGTTGCAAAACAAACAAGCAACTGCACCCGGTTTTGATGGTAAAGCAATAGATTTGAACTTAAGAACACCAAGTGAATTTACTTGATATACACACTTGCAAACGTAAATTAGTATTATGAGCAATAACTTTAATGACATACTATCCGTACTAGATACAATTAATAGAGAAGTATCGGTACCGATCTATATACCAAGTCTCAAAAGAGATGTAAAGTTTAAAAGCATAAGCACCGGTCAACAAAAGAGTATATTAAAAGCTGCGGTTGACAACCCTGTTTTTCAGACTAGATTTACTATAGCGTTTTATGCGTTAATTCAAGAAAACTGTCTTGAAAAAGATGTAGTACCACTATTAACCACTCTTGATGCAGCATGTATTGCAATACAGTTTAGAGTTAGTACAGCAGGTACAGATTATACTATTCAACAAAATAATCGTAAGTTTAACGTAAACCTACAAACCGTTATAGATAAAATTAAAAGCAACGACGTTACGCTAAACGCAGACACAGTAACAGAAACACCTTTTACTGTACAAGTAGGTACACCTTTATATGTTGATCAATTTAATTTAGAAAAACAACTTCGTGAAAAAAACACAAACGATCAACAAGTAATAAACACTCAACTTACAGATACGATAGGAGATGCGTTTGTTGGAGAAGTATCAAAGTTTGTAAAGAATGTAACTGTGTACTACAATAATGAAACACAGCAAATAGATTTTACCACATTACCTTTTGCAAAAAGACATGCATTATTAGAAAAAATGCCAAGCACCGTTGTTAAAGGCGTATTAAAGTATATGGAAAAGTATGTAAATATACAGAAGGATATATTAACAGTTACAGGTACGGATATAGAGAACGGTGAAGTGGTTAGCGATCTAGTGTTATTAGTAGATAGTGCTTTGTTTGTTGTTAGCCAATAATGCTTAAGGTACATTCAGTACCTAAGTATTTAGTATATGGCAAACGAGGGAGATAAGAAAACCCCAGCTTCAGGCATACCACCTGATGTGGCTGCTGCTTTAAAAGCAAAGCCCACCCCAGTTATACCACAAAAGTGGTTAGACGAGATGCTAAAAAACACTAAGGATATCCCTACTCAGCTTAAAGCATTAGTACAAATAGTAAGCGATACACAATTAGCCAGCAATCAAGCAAGTTTAAGTACAATAAATCAACTAAACAAAACTCTAGGGCCTAGTTTGCAAAACGCTTTCGTAGAAGCATTAAGAAAATACGATAAAGACGAAAAAAATTCAGAAAGCGCTAAAGAAGAAGACAAGAAATATAAAGATAGAAAAAAAATAAAAGATAAAGAACAGGACGAAAAGCAAAAAAAAATAACAGATGATTTAAGTAATAAGCTTGGAGATAAAGTTAAATCGACTACTACTAAGACACCAGGTCCTGAAGATTTGTCAGGTGCTGAAGCAGCGGAAGCATCTTTAGCGTCAGTACAGGTACAGCCAGTAACTATCGAATCTATAAGTGCACCTGCTTTAGAATCGTTAAAGTCTATTCTTTCCCCTTTAGCAAGTGAGGGGGTAGACAAGGAAGCAAAAAAGAACCAGGCTTTAGAACCAAAAGCCGGGGAAGGTATAATAGCTGCGTTAGGCAAAAGTTTGGGAGCAGGTATCAAAGCTCTTGCTGTTGGTGTTGGTGGTGGTATAGCTGCATTAGGGGAAGGTATTGGTGCGTTTTTAACAGGTTTAAGTGTTGGTCTTACAGCTTTAGCGCCAGCATTAATAATTTTAGCTGACCCGTTAGTGTTAGCAGGTATGGCTATATTAGTAGGTGCTATTATAGGGTTAGGGTATGCTTTAAGAGTAGCAGCTCCTGCAATAGCCGCTACCATGCCGTTTTTTGAAAAATTAGCTGAAGTACTTGGTAAAGTATTAATGCATGCCCTAGACAAAATACCTGATATGATTAAAGCAGTAGGTGTCGCTATTGGTACAGTATTAACAATGGCGGGCCCGATTATTATAGAACTAGCAAAAATAATTGGCGGTACATTAATAAATGCTATAAAAGTAATAGGTACAGAAATTGCTGCAGTTTCTGCAATAGTACTACCTTATATAACAACTATTGTTAAAGTCGTTAAAGAAGCTATAGTACAACTCGCGCCGTTTGCAGTACAGCTCGTTAAAATTGTTAAAGATGCTATTGTACAGATAATGCCATCCATAGTACAACTTGCTACAATCATTAAAGATACTTTAGTAACTGTAATGCCTTATATTGTTGAACTCGGTAAAATAATAAAAGACGTATTAGTAACAGCATTTGAAACGTTAAAACCAATTATATTAGCTCTTATACCTGTAATTGAAGAAATAGCTACATATCTGGGAACAACACTTGTTGCGGCAGTCAAATACGTCGGGCCAGTGTTAATAAATCTTAGTGAAGCTATAAAAGAAGTAATATCTGGTATCAGTGCATTTTTGAATGGTATCGTAACGTATGCAACTAATTTAGTTAATAAGATTTCAGAAGTAATAGAGTCCGGTATAGACGGTATATCTCATATAGTAGATTCAATAGGAAACACTATACAAGGCACTATTCAAGCAATTGGTGATTCTATAATAGGTATTATAACAACTGTTACTAACAGTATAGAACAACTTAGTAATATAAGTGGTGATAAGTTAAAAGACACAGCTTCCGGTATTACTGCAGTGGCTTTAGCAATGGCTGGTTTTGGTGCTAGTGCAGTAGCGGGCGGTGTTGGTAATTTAGTTGGCGGTTTACTATCTAAAGTTGGCGGTCAAAAACCACCACTTGAGCAGTTATTAGCTATAGGCGAACAAGCAAGCAATTTTGATAAAATTGCAATCGGTCTCGGCGCATTAAAAGTAACATTAAATGAATTTGGTTCTATAAAAGTTGATTTAGACCCTGTAAAAAAGTTTATTGGTGCTATAGGAGAACTTAAAAACGTACTTTCCCCTACAGCAGGTGGTATTATAAGTGGGTTAGTATCTAGCAAACCTGAAGAAAACCCAATTCAACAATTAATAGCTGCAGGTAAACAATCAGAACACATTTCATTACTAGCGCTTGGTGTAGATACTCTTAAAGATAGTTTACAGTCAATAAGTGAATTAAAAGTAAATTTAGACCCAGTTACCAGTTTTATAAACACAGTAAACGGAACAGATTTAGCTAAAATGGTTGCTCTGTCTACTGCTTTATCTGTTTTACCACCAGCGGCTGTTGGATCCACTAATACCGGTACAAATACAAGACCAGCGGCTGTTGGATCCACTAATACCGGTACAAATACAAGACCAGCAGCTACACTATCTTCTAAACAAACACAATTTTTTATTGCTAATGAACCTGTAGTGTCAGGTACTCCGTTATCTGATAAACAGATAACAACAATGGACCAAGCAATTAGTTTTGGTAATGTTTATCCGCCATATGTAATGGCTCAATATAATAAACAAAAAGCGGAAAAAAATCAACCAGCAGCAAGTGTAGCAACAACTGAATCAGCTAAATTAAATAAAATAACAAATAAACCGGAATCTGAAGGGGTAAAAATTACTCCTTCTTTAAGGTTGCAAGAGTTGCAGTTAAAATCTTCAGAAAAAGTAATTCAAAAACTAGAAGAACTAATTAAAACAGTAGGCCCTGCTTTAGCTGCTAACAAATCTACCCCTGCAAGTAGCAATACAACCACTTCTATAATTAACAATAGTAATACCAATAATGTACAAAATGGTGGAGATGGTAATACTAATAGAGATATACCTTATATAGAACGTAATAAATATAGACAAGATATGATATATTCGAGAGGTTTACTATAATACAATGGCAACAGCAGCTACTAACAATTCAAGCACCTATTCTCCTAATTCAACAGGATATAGCTTTAGCCCGCCCGGTTATCAAGGATTGTTATTTAATTGGAGTGCACCGCCAGATAAGTTAGGCGCGCCTATACTAACACCTAATGTAGGTGTAATTGACGTGTTTAATGAGTTTGATTGGACTGTATCCCCTAGAGCAGCTCGACAAATAGTACCACGCGCTATTCTTACTGAATACAGACAGACACAATCTAGTGAATTAAGGGGCTTTTTATATAGTATTAGAGGTGCAGCAAGTAATTTAGCTATAGCCGGTGCTATAGGTGCGCAGCCTTTAAACGGGTTTACACAAAGTGTAGGTCAAGAAGTTAAAACTGCAGGTACCGTTGTAGGACAAAATAGCATAGGTAGTACTATAGTTACTGCATTAAATTCAACGGTTGATAAAGCAACAACCCTATCCACTCAAGCTTTAGAGCAAGTACAGAACGCAAATTTCGTACCACAGAGCCCTTCTGATGCTGCAGACGCTTTAAACCCATATAACGGTTTGTATTCTGTAGAGGAAACCGGTTTCACATATATATTACCGTATTACAGCTCAACAAACATGGTAGATGTTAACAATAGTTGGGGTAATGCAGGCGGTTCAATACCAGGATTAAGTAAAATGGCTAGCGGTGTAAGCAAAATTGCTAAATCTCTAGTAGGGGCTGGTGGTAGTACTTCTACTAGTACTGCTGGTACCGGAGAAGGTGGTATAGGAGAAGCTATTGGTGGTATTAGTGATATAGCTGGTGGTGGTATGGATATGTTATATGGAGCAGCTGCAGGTTTACACGGTAATAGTGCAAAAGAAGATCTTAGAATGTTTAATGGTACTAGTGCTGAAGAAGGTGCAAAGTTTACATTCTTTTTATACAATACTATAGGTAGCGATATAACAACACTACAATGTAATTGGGATTTTTGCTACATAATAACATATCAAAATTTACCTAATAGAAAAGGTATAAACTTTTTAGACGCTCCTTGCTTGTATAGAATAGACATACCGGGGTTTAAACAAATACCTTTAGCATATTTAAACAGTATTAGTATTGAAAATGTTGGTAATACTAGACTGGTTAATTTAACTGACGGTACGGTTGTAACTGTAGACCAGGCAGCTTCTGGAGATCCCAATATTAAGTTAATGCCAGAAGCTTATAGAGTAACACTCGAATTTAAAGGTGTATTAAAGAACACTCGCAACACGTTCTTATTTAATGCTGATCCTAGTCAAAAAATAACCATAACTACCAAATCTACATCTGCTTATTAAACATGAATCAGACCCCTTTAAATCAAAATGATATAGGTAATTTACCTTCTCTTGAGAGTTTTAGGTACGAAAATATTTTTAACGTTTATCAAAACGACAATAATAATTATTTTTACAATATTTTATCTAAAACCAATTTTCCTTCTAATATAGAGGAGGCGTATTATAGTGTTTATGTAGTTCCTTCAAATTATATGCCATACACACTTATTTCTTATAACTTGTATGGTACAACACTACTTTGGTGGTTAATATGCTCAGTTAATCAGATACAAAACCCTGTACATTTTCCAGCAGCAGGTACTCATTTAAAATATTTAACCCCTGCGTATGTAAGGTCTATTATCGCTCAGCTCAGTAATACTACCAACTCTTAATGGCTCAAGCACCATCAACAACAAGAATACGTCTTAACGACCAAACATACGAGTTTGGTCTGATGTTGTTTAATTCAAAAGACACTTTTTTTGGCATTAATACAGCAGCATTAGTGAAACTCTCTATACAAGAAGATTCTAGAGACTGGTTTAAACGGGGTTATGTTATTATTAATAATAATGAAAACATAATTGAACGTAGACCTAATGAACGCATATCTGCCGCAGCAAATTATAAATTTCGTAATGATGGAAGAGACTTACTATTAGTTAATATAAAACCCGTATATGATAACCCATCTAAAAGTCTTGAAATGGATGCTTTTCCTTCTCAAGGTTGGGAGTTAAAATATATATTTTCTGTATATGACGTAGAAGATATACCAGGTAAACTACCAAACGAAAAAAACATTAAGCTATATTTTTGGGAATTAGACTATCAGTTATTTGCAGAATCAACATCAGTAGGTTGGAATAGTAATATAGCTTTATACAACCTTAACCCGTCGTTAAACGGTAAATCTAGTGTTCTTTCTGATAATGACCGTAAAGTACCGACTGGTTTAATTTTAAAAAGTTTAATAGAAAACACTTTAAATGCTAGAAGTGGTATACAAACATTCAGTCAGTTTTGGGATCCTGGTGCAAGTAAATTATTTTATAACCCCCCCACCAATAATAGTGCTATAGATGATTTAGATTATGTATTTAACAGACATGTAGCTAGCAAAAAATTCGGCTCTGTCGACGGTGATGTACCTCTATTATATAGAGATCGTTTTACGAAAGAATGGACGCTAACATCTTTATCAACAGAACTATCCTTAGCAGTAGCTAGTAAAGCAGCAGGGCCGTGGCAGTTGGAACAATTATTTTTAACATCGTCAACCCCTACCGGTGTTACTATACCATCTTTATTAAAAACACCTCAATCTAGAGCATCATATCTTAACTTGAATTTAGGTGGTACTAGTACCGTAACTAATTATCAGTTTGTTGATATGGCTGCAATAGATAATGCTTTTATGCTTATTAATATGCCGTGCGCAAGCAATAACATAAAAAACAAACAATTTAGTGTAGACTATGCTGACAATACGGTAGATAGTATAAAAAGTTATTTTCAAAACAATTATGTACAAAAGTTTTCAAATTACGACGCACCTACTGCTTTGTTATCTTTAAATAAAACTAAAACTGAAAACATATCGTATAAGGAAACATACTCATACGGGGCTACTAAACTTGAGAGATACCCAGAATCAAGAAATGCTATACTTAAAACAGGTTTCTTCTTGAATCAGTGCTTACACTTTACTGCACCTGGCACCACTTTACGTAAATGTAACAGGTTTATCGGATTGGACAGACAAATAGGTGCAGTAGATGCCGATTTTGATGAGAAATTTCTCGGTCAATGGTATGTTATTAAAGTAGAACACGTTTTTACAGCAAATTCATACACAAACAACGTAACCGCGGTAAAACCACATGCGGATAAAAACACTCGTATACCTGACGACGTGCTGTAACAACGATGATATAGGGGTAAGTATAATAAATGGCTACAACAGTTGTAAGAACATTTAATCTTTATAACACTACATTCTATTGGAATGGATACAGTGTAGCTAGTCACGATACAGAGGTAGGTATTGCTGAGGCATATTATATAACTCAGTTTTCATCTAACCCTATAGGTTCACAAATAGACTTTTTTACAGAGTTTGCAGGTGGTTCTAGTGTAAATCTATCGTTTAGCTTAAGTGGCAATACCATATATAGTTTAAGCTATTTATGGAGCAAGTATTGGTGGGATGAAGCTATATATTATTCTAATAGCTTAGTGTTAAGCGCTATTTCTATAAGCAAACCTTCATACTATCAACCGTTTTCAGAGTCGGTAGGTAGTTTATACTATATTTCTTATTATAACAATTTAAACAACACTCAAACTGTTCCTTATAATACTTTGCTAGAATGTCTGTTATCGCCAGGAATATCCAGCGCAATAAAGGGTTTCTATACAACAGCTAATAAGCTATTTACAACAAATATATCTAATATAGGGCCTAAAGGTACGGATACGGCACCTAATAACGGTAACTTAATTATGGCGGATACTGATTTAAATAGAAGAATTGTATCCAACTCTCAACTTTACAACACGGTTAATAGTACGTATCCAGATTTAAGCGCATTTTTACCGTTTAATAATATAACAATAGGTAACCTTATAGCACCGTATGGATGGTATGCAGAATTACAGTATGAAGATTCTAGTTTGAGTAATAATAATACTATATTTGTTGATATGTCCAATAGAACTTTAGCTTCTCAAACTCAACTTACAACTATAACATTAAGCGCATAATATGAAAACATTTCCATCAATATATTTGGGTGTTGTAGTACAAAATAATGATCCAGAGTATCGTGGTAGAGTAAAAGTTTGGGTACCACATGCTAATTCAGGGGTTTATAATAAATGGGCTGCTCTTAAACAAGACCGCACATTTAAGTTTCCAGGTATTAATATAGACTCTGATTTGAGTTTAATTATAAACGATCTAAAGGATAGTTTACCTTGGGCTGAGCAGTGTAGTCCGTTAATGGGTGAAAATGCTTCCGGTACATATAATGCTTATACGGACAAGTCTACTGTTTCTGACGCAGAATACCCTTATAGTTTATCAGGTACAAATTTTTCAAATTCTTATGCTCAATTTAACTTAAACCAGGAGCGTATGGGAGAGAAACCTGGCTTTGTGTATGAAAAGTATAACATGAGGCCGGTAGATGCGTTTACTGATACTACTGCAAATAAAACTAATAACGTAAACCCTACAGGTACACAGTATCGTCCATCAACATATTCAAATGCCGCTAAAGGTGTATTTTCTATACCAAAAGTAGGCGCTCATGTATGGGTGTTTTTTAGAGACGGAATACCGACGTATCCGGTTTATATGGGTACTTCTTTAGGTGGAGATGATTTTGCTAGTATATTTAATACTACAGATGGTGACTATCAAGATTACCCACAAACATTTGAAAGTTTAGGTAAAAATACAAGAAACAATGAAGATCTAAATACTGAAACATACCGCAACAAAATGGTTATTAATCAGCGTGGTGCTGCTTTAGAAATTGTTAACACAACAGATAGAGAATCATTTAAAGTTACACACTTTGCGGGCGGGTTTTTAGAATTCAACAACAAATATAATTCTTTATTTAGCCCTAAAAACCTACAACTTTTAACATTAAGAGATAAGTTTGAAACAGTAAAAGGTCACAATAACCTTTGGGTAGGTAGAGATTTTGATAATATAATACAAGGTGATTATTTTGTTAAAACCGGCAACCTAAATCAAGCTGCTATGGCTAACTGGGTTACAGCTTACACCGCTATAGCTAATATATTAGCTTTACCGGAAAGTGATGGTTCAAAAAACACTCTAGCTGCAACAGTAGCCGCCCAAGCACAAGCTTTAGCTGCTGCTGAAGCAGAGTTAGGTTTTGGTGGTAATTATATTGAAACTGTAACCAAACATAAACTCGTTAACATAGGTTTAGTGTTTAATCAATTTGCAAGCACAAGATATAACGGTACAGCTAAAACAATTACGCAATATTATAATAATACAGGTACAGCTACTACAACTATACCCGCTATAGAATATACACACATAGATGATATGCCTGGTGGTAATTACACTGTAACCGCTGGTAATAGATATAATTTACTAGTGGGTTCTGGTGGTATAGATATTAAAACAACAGGACCAGTTAATTTGGGTGGTACTATACTAGCAGTTGCAGGTAAACAAGTTAATATTGCGTCTTCAGATGATACTAACATTGATGGTGGTACTAATTTATCGGTTATAGCTAATATAATGACTTTGAGAACACGTAATCGGCAGCAAGTATTAATTGATGACAATTTGGGAGTAAGTCAAAATGTAGTAATCGGTGGTGGTCAATATCTTAAAGGAGAAACATATTTACAGCATGTTACTGCACCGGTAGAATTTCAAGTTACAGAGTCTACCAAAATTACAGATACTGGAGCACAAATTAGTAAACCAGGTGGTGGCATAATATATAGCGGGGATACTGTCACGTTAGTAATTAATCAATCCCATACCCATTACTTTAAAAATTTACCGTTACAATTAGTTGCTGATCCTTCTACATTAAACACTCAAGCCGCTGCGGTTAACGGACCAAATACAGCAGTTGCGGCAAGCAGCCCAACTACCCATCATAATTCAGCTGGTTCAATATCAACACCTATCAACGGACCTGCTTAAGTTGAAAACTATATAAAATAACGTATTTAATACGTTATGTACGATTATTTAATAGTAGGTTCAGGATTATACGGTTCTGTATTTGCCCACGAAGCTAAAAAAGCAGGTAAAACATGTCTAGTGCTTGAAATGAAAAAACACATAGGTGGTAACATATACACTAAAGACTATAATGGTATACACATACATGAATACGGCCCTCATATATTTCACACCTCTAGTAAAAAAATATGGGATTACGTGAATCAGTTTGCAACGTTTAATAACTTTGTTAATAGGCCTAAAGTAAACTATAAGGATAATTTGTATTCGTTCCCAATAAACCTATTAACACTTTATCAGTTATGGGGAGTTAAAACACCACAAGAAGCTATTGAAAAGCTTAATAAAAGTAAAATAAAAATAGATAACCCTAAAAATCTTGAAGAATGGTGCTTAAATGAAGTAGGTACGGAATTATACGAAACGTTTATTAAAGGATACACACAAAAACAATGGAAAACTAACCCTAAAAACTTACCATCGTTCATTATTAAAAGAATACCTATAAGAACAAATTTTGACGACAATTATTATTTTGATACTTATCAAGGTATACCTATAGGGGGTTATACTCAAATAATTGAGAAAATGCTTGACGGTATTGAAGTTAAGCTCAATGTTGACTATCTAGCAAATAAAGACGAGTGGGATAAAAAAGCTAAAAAAGTTCTATACACCGGCCCAATAGACGCGTATTTTAATTATTGCTTTGGAGATCTTGATTACAGGACTACAAGTTTTGAGCATATATACAAAGAAGTAAAAGATTATCAGGGTAATGCATTAATTAATTATACTGATGCAAATGTACCGTACACTCGTATTATTGAACACAAACATTTTGACTGGGTAGATAAAAACTTTACAGTTATAACAAGAGAGTATCCAGAAAATTGGAAACGTGGTTTGACACCGTATTATCCAATCAATGACGATAGAAACACTAAAGTTTACAAAAAATACAAAGAAAAATCTCAAACTTTAAAAAACGTGCTATTCGGTGGTAGGCTTGCAGAATACAAATACTATGATATGCATCAAGTTATAGCAGCTGCTTTGCACGATTTTGAAAAAGAAAACAGTGGTATTATTAATAACAGTTTATAATTACTTGAATATGGCAAAGAAAACTAAACCTCGCATTTTTGTACAACTTGCTTCGTATAGAGACCCGCAATTAGTACCCACGATTAATGATATGTTAGCAAAAGCTGCTAACCCTGATCAATTTTCATTTGGTATTTGCTGGCAATATGGAGACGATGAAGATCCAAATATCTATGATAAAAAGAAAAACTTTAGAGTGGTTAAAAAGAAATGGACAGAAAGTCAAGGCTTAGGGTGGGCACGTAATATTACCAATTCTCTTTATAAGGGAGAAGAATTCACTCTACAATTAGATTCTCATCACCGTTTCGCCCAAGACTGGGATAAAATGTTGCTTGAAGATTATGAGCAAGCATTAACAATGTCTCCAAAGCCAGTTATTACAACTTACTGTACACCATTTGACCCTGAAAAAGAAATTACAGATTTTGGCCCTTGCTTAATGTCTCAATACGAGTTTAGTGCAGATAAGTTACTAATGAGTATGCCATGGTATATTCAAGACTACAAAACACGTAATAGAGTTATACGTGCACGCACTATAAGTGGTCATTTTATGTTTGCAGCAGGTAAGTTTATTGAAGAAGTACCCTACGATCCAGACATTTATTTTGGTGGCTACACAGAAGAAACAACAATGAGTGTAAGAGCGTGGACGACCGGTTATGATTTTTTTAGTCCTTACCGTCAATACATTTGGCACGAATATACACGTAGTTATCGCGTTAAACACTGGGATGATCATGGTACAGAAAAACATACCGGTAAAACTTCAGGTGAAAGAGATGTCTATGCTCGTAACAAAACACGTCAAATATTTGGTCAAGAAGACCATGGTATTGACTTAGGTATATACGGTTTAGGTACAGCCCGTACTTTACAGGAATATGAAAAGTTCGGCGGTTTTGACTTTAAAAATTGTAGAATACAAGACTATACATTAAAAGTAAATGAACCACCGAACCCTACAGATTATAATACGCAATTTATTAGTAAAGGACGTAAAATACACATCGACTGGGATATAGGGTTTTTCTTGAAAGAAAAACAAGAAGGAGATGAGGTGCAATTTTTAACTTTCGGTGTATTGACTCAAAGTGACGTGGAACTATACAGACAAGACTTTACTAGAGAAAAGAACCCTAATCATGTTGATTTTAAAGTCAACGAGCACGGAGCAGCATTTCGTAGTATAGATAAGCCTTATAAGATTGTTATGTATGCAAACTGGAAAAATAAAGGCTGGGGTAATAGATACGAAAGAGTAATACCTACACTTGCAATGCAAGAAGGACCATGAGAATTGTCTTTATATTAATAGGTAATAGTAGAAGAAGTAACTATTTAGACGGTGACACCCTTCGCTACGGCAATGGAGGGGGGTCTGGAACTGATTCTAGTACTATTGTGGTTGCCGAGCAATTAGCTTTACATGGCCACGAAGTAGTAGTTACTTCTGATAAACTCGAACCATTACTTGAAGAAGAGTATGCAAAACAGGGTGTACATTTCAATGCAGGTAAAAAGGTAAGAGGTGTATACTATACCGACATTAACTTTACAAACATTGAAAGTAAAGCTTTTGATGTTATTATAAGCAGTCTATGGTTTCATGACTACTCTAAACTGCCTATAACTGTTAGTAAAGCTATAATTTATTGGTGCCACATGCAATGGATATACGGTATAGGCGAAATTACAGATTATGCAAAAGCTAATAATTTAAGAATAGGCTTTGTTAACATTTCTAGTTGGGAAAAAAGCATGAATCAAGATGTAATTGATAATACAGTCACTCAATTACCAAACACTATAAGCAAAACTATTCCTAACCCGATAATGGATGACATTATTAATGAAGTACTTGCTACCAATCCAGTAAAAAAGAAACATAAATTTGTTTTTCATGCTTCTTGGGCAAGAGGTGGTAACGTAGCTATACAGTCTATAAGAGATTTAAACTGGCCAGATGCAGAATTACATGCATTTGACTATTTAATGACTATACATAATCATGAAGATTCGTTTTTTCATAAACATGCCGGGGTTGATAAACAAACGCTTTTTACCCATATAGCAGAAAGCGAATATTTTGTATACCCTCTTTATACACCTTATAAAGATGTACATAAGGACACATTTTCATGCGTGGTAGCAGAAGCAATAGCACTTGGTGCAGTACCTGTAACTTATCCGCTCGGCGCTTTACCTGAAAACTTCGAAGGCTACTGTGCATGGCTAGACTTTCCAGCAAGAGCAGATCCGGAAGTTATGCAAAAAGAATCTTTATCTAAAGATGAGACTGGTCTGTTTACTTGTACTGATAATATCGTTAAAAAGTTAAACTACTTAGACAATAACCCGGAGTTAAAACAGAAAGTTCAAACTGAAGGTAAAAAATTTATATTAGATAAACTCAACGCAAATAAGGTAGGTAATATGTGGGTTGAGTTTATAACTGAACTCACTACATAACCATATGCATAGAATTGTAAGTTTTTATCAAGAGGATCTACCTGAGGAACTTGTAGTTTTACAAAAAAGAGTATTTGATCATTTTAGTATACCTCTTGAGCAAGTAAAATTTCCTGTAGATAATAATGGCCATGCTTATGCTATAGAAGATTACTTAAGAAGTACTCATGATTGGAGTAGTATAACTATATTTGATGTTGACTGTGTACCGTTTGAAAGAGTAGCTATTGATAGAGCATTAGATCTTATTAAAGACGGCAACACTGTATACGGTAACATACAAGCTTCCAATACCGGAGAGCACTCACCGTACAAATCGCCGCCTTTTGCTGCACCAAGTTTTTTAAATTTTACACGTAACATATGGGATGATTATATAAAAATATGGGACAATAAAAAAACTACAAACGGGGTATTTCAATTTCAACATTATCCTAATCCTGACGGTATAGAAGTAGAAGCAGATGTAGCTGAGGTTTTTACTAGAGAAAATGAAAAACGAGGTGTAAGGATAATGCTAGCATATCCTACTAAAAGCCCGTATGATGATACATGGAAGTATAAAGCGTATTTTGGTTATCCTTATTTCTCATACGGCAATTGTACTGAGTTTGCTAGTGGGACTTGTCATAATTTTCAAATTAGAATACCCGACAAACAGAGATACTTTATTAAATATTGCAACAACATATTAAATGAAAATAAATGAGTTTTTTCAAAAAGGGTATTATATTAATTTGGACCGACGTACTGATAGAAGAGCTGAGTTCGAACAAGAAGTCAAAAGAATTGGTCTAGAGGGTTTTTTTGAAAGAGTACCTGGCGTAGATGGTAGTAATGAACCGTCTGAACTAAAGAAACATAACTATTGTGGTGCTTCATATGCAAAGATATTTAAAGATGCAAATGAGAAGGGGTACGAGCGGTTTTTAATATTTGAAGATGATGTACAGTTTTTTGATCGTGATGGTGTGAGTGGTTTAGAATTGATTGAAAAAGCTTTAGATCAATTACAGAAATTCCCTGACTGGGATATGATATATTTCGGGTGCTACACTTTTGATAAAACTATTTATCATGTTTCGGAGAATTTAATTTCAGCTAATCAAATATTAACTACACATGCAATTGGTTATAATAAGAAAGGAATGCATATGTATCTACAATATAATCCTTTCTTTCACTGCCCTATTGATGGGTGGTTAGGTGAACGTAAAGAACTTACAAAATATATAGTGTACCCTTTAGCAGTAATACAAAGAGAGAGTAGAAGTGACCTAGATGCATGGGGTTGGGCACCTAATGCTTTCCATTGGGATGAAAACTTTATTAAAAAGCATAGTAAATTAATACAAACATTTGAAATAGAATGAGTGTAGATATAACATCTAATTATGTTACCTGTCACATGATAGGTAGATTAGGCAATCAAATGTTTCAAATTGCTAATGCTTATGCACAATCATTAAGACACAATAGACAATTATTATTACCAAAAAGTGACACCTCTGTAAGTGATTATTTTGATACTGTACACCGTAAACTACAGTTCATATTGGATAAATCCCCTGTAGATCAACCAAATGTACATACTATACATGCTACATATCATTATACAGAATACAAACCACATGACATAATGCCTACTGTATTTAAAGGATATTTTGAGAGTGAAAAGTACTTTATAGATTATAAAGATAAAATAAAGGAACTATTTGGTCCGACAGAAGAATTCATCAATGAAGCTTATAGAGAATACCCGCAATTGATTAATGGTACAACAGCAGCTATTAACGTAAGACGTGGAGATTTCTTAACTTTTCCTAAGAGTCATCCTGTAATAAGCTTGGATTATATATATAAAGCTGTAGATTTATTACCCAAAGTCGACACTATATTTGTATTGAGTGATGATATATATTGGTGTAAAGATAATATTGAAATACCAAATGCTATATTTGTACCTTATTCCACGTACAAAGCACTATGGTTTCTTTCTTTATGTAAACACTTTGTAATATCTAATTCAACGTTTTCTTGGTGGGGGGCTTACTTATCTAAACACCCTACCAAAACAGTTATTGCACCGGAAGTGTGGTTCGGACCTGATATATTATCTCATACCGACCCGAAAGACATTTACTGTGACGGTTGGATTAAAGCACCTGCCGTATATGACCCGTCTGGTTTTATTTTACCAGGCTGAGTCTTTTTACTTTTCTTATCTTTTTTAAATATATTGTCCCAATTGTTTCCGTATTCTTCTTGAGTTACGGAAAAGGGACGTGATTTACTGCCTTTACCAGCCATATTAACTTCTTGGTAAAATATTATCAGTTGTTAGTACGTAAACCGGTTCTTTAGTTTTAACTTTAAGATTTTCCGGTTTAAAGAACTTATTAGGTACATTTGCAATTGCTTGCCCAATAGACGTTACAGGGTATTTTTGACCTTTCTTAGATGCATTAAAGTTATATGAACTCTTTTTAATAGAATCAACAACCGTAGCTACATCTTGATCTTCAGGAATCTGTAATACCCATCCAACTAGATCTTTATTAATAATTTTATTAGTATCAGATACAAGAATAACAAACTGTTGCTTAGGCTTAGGTTCACCCTCTTCATCATTACCAGTTTCTTCAGATGCAGCTACTCCTTCTTCAACAGTAGTAGCTGTTTCATCAACAGCTACAGTATTGTTGCTTAAAAGATCAATAATTTCATTGATCTTGTTTTCATCCTCTACGGTTTGTTGTAAAGCTGCAACTACAGCTTGTAATTTAACGTACTCTTCTTTTGGCATTTTTATTAGTCGTTGTTTTCAGCGACTTCTTCTTGTTTTTTTGTTTTTTTTCTAGAACGCTTAGGTTTTACTTCTTCTTGTGTTGTTTCTAATTCAGCATCTTCACTGACAACAGGGTCAGTATCTGAAGGTTCAACTTCATCTACAATTCCATTTATTTTCTTAGTATGTTCTAACCAACATTCTACTAAATTGTTGTGGTCTGCTCTTCTGCATGGGATGCCATAACTCTTTACATCATTTAAATTGTCTTGTGTAAAAAAGCTAACTACAGTATGTTCTTCAGGTCTATCTACGTTTACCCGTATAATAGAAAAAATGTTTAAGTTTGGATTTGTATAATCAAATACAAAGTTTAAATCCAAGTTAGTAATACGTACAGGTGGTGGTGGTACTTCTTGTGTAGGATCATGTCTAGGCATCTCTCTTTTAGGTTCTGTTGATGCTTCGGTTCTACCTCTTAAATATTCGTTACGCAACTGGTGTTGCATTTTTTGAGAAGCTTCATTACTACCTCTATTATAAGCCTCGTCTATTAAATGTTGAAGTTTTTGATCTGTTACTATTTTCATGTTATAGTTATTTACATATAATATATGTAAAACATAAAATAAATCAAGCACAACTTTTGAATTTTACTGTAACATATGTGTTTATTGTGTAAATATAATTAACAATGAAATTTCAAGAATTAATGGAAAGTTATGGTATGATAAAACAAGAAAAGCGTTTGTTTTATCCGAGAGATTTTAATCTTTCAAAATCATTTTTAAAAGCTCTTAAAGAAGAGCTAATATTACAAGAAAAATCAGGCATCTCGCCAGATAAATTTCAGCACAAGCTTAATAGAGCGCTTCAATTTCATATTTCTGAACATAAAAAAACCTCTCAAAAATGAGAGGTTTAATTTTTTATATATAAGTTAACTTAGAACTTATAAGAATAACCAACATTGTAGCCTGTTACTTGACCAGCCGTGTTTGTAACGTCAGCGCGGTGTGCAAATACATTTGCTGTAAAGCCGTAAGCTGCTAAACCAATACCAGCTGTAGCATACTTTTTATTGTTTTTGAATGCTGCAATAGTTGCTGCACCTGGGTCATTAAAGCCAACACCAATAGCAGGTACAACTTTAAGACCTTTAACACCAGAACTTACTGGTAAGCGAAGGTTGAATTCGTAATTGTTGCTACGGTTTTTTAAGTCATCAAGAGCTGTACCATCCCATACAACTGTTTTACCGAATAGATCACCACTCAATTTTACAAATGGTAGAGTGTCGCTAGTTAAACCACCAGCAATAAGTTCACCATTTTGAGCTGTACGTAGTTGTGCACCAAGCGTTAAATTAGCAAGAGGTGATGTGAATACATAACCTGCTGTGTAATAGATACGCTTAAGACCAGCTTCGTCTGCAGTTGATACTGATTTACCAGCTACTGTAGTAGTTATTGTTAAGCTGTTATAACGGCTGAAAGTATCGATAGCAAAATCAACGCTATATACATCAAGACCGACTCTAGCAGTAACATAATCAGTACCTGCTACATTACCACGATCAATAAGTTTAGAAGTAAAACCAACATTTGCGCTAACACCAGTAATAGGTGTTGGTACTGCAGGAGTTTGTGCAACTGCTGCTGTTGTTAATACTGCCAATGTGAGGATAGTTAATAATTTCTTCATACTATATATTTATACGCTGCTTATAAAAAACCCTGGTTTTGCACGGTTTTTTTTGTTATAGGATTTTTAGAGCCAGCTAGGTCCTTTAGTTCCTACTGGTATTCTTAATATAGTGCGTGCTAATAGTTTAATATAAAAATACACAGTTAACTGTATAGATGGCCATAAAAGTTTATTACAATTACCTATAACTTTACTTGAACCAATACGATACACAACGTTAAGTTTTCTACCTGTTTCGTGAACTGCATTTGTAATGTCTACAGTACTTGCTCCGTAGTCTTGATCGGACCAATTATCTACAAGAATATCTGCATTTAACCTATTACCAGAACCTCTCAATGTACCTATAATAGTAACATTACTACCACCTTTTACACTAAAAATTTGATTTCCTGTATTAGGAACACTATTACCAAACTGTCCGGAAATAGTAGCTACAACTTTATTGTTAACATCTACAGAACATTCTCTACCCTGTTCAACTGCAAAGCAGTGAAGTGTAATAACAGCACTATCTGCAAGTTTTAATATACTCGCAAAATTGGTGGGGTTAGATGGTAAAAAGGCATTATCATCATTATATGCAGGTGTTGGTACTTGTACGATGTCAGGGCTACCAGCACTTAAAGACCATGCACATGTACCTTGAGAGTCACATGCATATGAAAGGTAATTTATATCTATAGATGTTGATTGACTCATATGTTTTTTATTTACACATAAAAAACGAAAGGTCAAATTTGGTACCACCAAGGGGAATCGAACCCCTATTATCGAGATGAAAACCCGGTGTCCTAACCGTTAGACGATGGCGGCAAATTAATTTCTAACAAAATTATACATCATAGCTACTTTCATGCCATTGTATTTTTCGTCATATTCTGGCGACCAAACATGAAAATTTGTAGATGGTGTGAAACCCATAGAAGTAATATACTGCTTAAGTCTGTCAGCTTCGTCTCCTCTAGTTTCAGGATGAAAATTATGAGCTTCCATCATTATTGTGTGAAATCTTCTAAACACATCAGGTGGTGTGTTGTAGAAAATATCATATTCAGAACCTTCAATATCAATTTTTAAGACGAGCTTATCATTAGGGTCAAATATAGATATCAACGATTCAATAGTAATAGAGGCAACTAACTGATCCCCTTTACCTACTATAGAACTACCCTGTTCATCACTAATAGTTAAAACGGTATTTTGCTTAGTTGATACAGCAGCATTTATGCATTTAACGTTAGGTATGTCTTTCGTGTTATTAAGGTATTTTATAAAGTTATTAATATTAGCTTCTACACTGACTATCCTTTTAGGATTAAATGTACTACAGTACGATGCAAACAATCCGAAGTGACCGCCAAGATCTAACACGCTATAACCTTCAATGTTTTCTCTGGACATTAAATATACGTTTAATTCAAATATTTCATTAAATTCAAACGGTGCTTGTTCTTTTAAGAATGCTAAATCCATATTACTATTAAGCTAACAATTCATTTAAATCAACTTGAAACCCTTTTATAATGTTTGTTATATAGTCTGGTTCATGCTTCCAGTATCGATTATATACTTGTTCAGCTTTATTAATATCTATTGTAAAATTGTGAGATTTTATCCATTTTTGAAAAAATTCAGAATTCTTTAATTTGTTATGTGCTTCTTTTTTAGTTTTTTTCCAGTACACACTGTTAATATTATTTTTACCAGCATAATTTAATGCAATTAAATCTTGCATTATAAGCATATGATTTAAATGAAGTTTATTAACTTGCTCGGCAATGTTAAAAGAAGTTTGATTGTGTGGTGAAAAAAGCGCAGTTAAAAAATGTGTGGTTATTTCAAACACATAATGCATCGGTAATGCCCCTGTAGGGTCTAATAAAAATAATCTGTTACCCAGGTATAATATTCTATTATCAACAATACGTTTTCTATAATATTGAGTCCAAGAAAATGTTCTTAATAGTTCAGGGTTTATGTTTTTATTGATATTTAAAAAATTTTTAATTGCTTTTTCTTTTGTTGTAATTTTGTTATTATATAAATACCCCCACGTCTTTTTATGTTTTAATGGTATACCAAACATCCAACCATTATTATGTACATGTATAGAAGTGTACTGCTCATTATAAAAATTAGGATCAGGAAAGGCAATAATTGAATTTACACCTTGAAAGTCGGGGAATAAATAATCACCATTATTTAAGTCTTCCGGGGATGGTGTGCCGCGACAGTCAAATACATAGTCAAAAGTGTATAATTTTTTACTACAATGTATATTTACGTTGACATTGTTTTGATTTACACTTAAAACTTTATCTTGTACTTCTATAACGTTTTTATATATTTTTTTTAACGTTTTTAATATATGTGTACTGAAAAGCTCACTGTCTATATGTAGACTAGGTGAGTTGGTTTCAATATAAAAATTTTCCCCACTAGCTTTTTTCCATAAACCTACTACTCCCCACTTAACAGTTGCGTTTATATAATCCATATCTTTTAAGATATTAAATTCTATACTATTACGTAACAGTGGTAACAAGCTAGCAGAACTACCTTCCCCTATTTTCATATGTGGTATACTGGGATCATGTATACAATATACTTCTATGTACTCAGAATTTAAAGACTTAATTAAACTACCTATATTTAATAATGCAACTGCCCCCATGGTTCCATTACCAATTACACATAATTTTATTTTTTTATCTATAACTGGATACGACCAAAATGCTCCTGTTTTATTCATGTAATGTGTAAAGATAATTACTACTAGTTACTTATATTAACATTATAATTAATCAAATAGAACCCGGCTCGGTATTACTCCGAGCCGGGCATTGTTTTTCTAACTAATAGTATTAAAATAAATAATGGTATGGAGCAGCAACAGCTTTTTTAAAAGCTACTACTACCTTATCCCAAAACTTTTTAATACTTTCAACGAACTCTAACTTTACCTTACTGTTATCTATCTTATAGTCCTCGTATGCGAGTCTAACAAGACCACCAACAGCAAGGTATGATACAATAATCACTGCTTGCATATGTGTTGTTTGTTAAGAACCGCCGCCCGGGGGCTTTGGTTGTTGTACTGGATGTTAACACCAGTACAAATATTTACTTAAATTTTTTATATAATAATAAATTTATTTATAGGTAATACCTATTACTTTTATTTGAATTCCAAATAGAAATAATGCATTATATCATATTTTTACACATTTTTTAATTTAAAATTACCTGACACGGATATTCTAAAACCATTTGATGAGTAAAACGGGTAAACAGTGTGAAACATTCTAGAAGGAAATATTAACATTTTGTTTTCAAATGTTTTATCAGCTGGTATAATTGAGTAACTGATTTGACCGAGACTGTTCGTGTATACAAAATAGAAATTACCACTACGTAGTCTTTCAACAGGTATTTGTTGTTTAACTTTTATCTCGTCTTTGTTTGTGAACGGTATGTTTACCCATATAACATAACTAAACACGCCATTATGATCATGTAATGGATTGAATTCGTGTTTTTTTTGAAAATTGACCCATGTTTGGTCTAAATACAAATTAAATAATTGCCTGTTATGTGTATAATAATTAAAAATTTGCTCGTATTGGTATATTAATGGTAATATTAACTCTTCTTGATATTTTAAGCTTTTTTCTAATGCATACTCTTTTTCTATATTGCCTGAAAGCTTACTATTAAAAGGTGTTCCTTTAGTAAAGTTTTTTTTGTATTTTTTTAATTTCATCTTTTATTGGTTTTAATTGTTCAGACGTTAAGTCAACTATTAAATAGCCAGGACTTGAAAATGATACTGGTTTAACTTGATCAGGTTGTATATTGGTCATAAAATAATTTATATAAAATAAAATATTTCTTAAATTAATCAAGTGGTAATTATAAAAAAATAAGCACAGAAAAAGTTACACTCCTGTGTAATGTAATGTTTTTAAATGCTGTTAAGTATCTGTTCTATAAACACTTTATTATCAATTACAAGACTTTTTTCGGCTTGTTTTTGTGTAATATTAGTATCAGATATCCGTTTTGCTTCTGCTAACTTATTACGAGAAAATAATTCTTCCTTTATAGATGTAGAATTGCATTTATTTAAACCATTTGCTACGCACGTAAAATTTACATGATTAAACATACCAGGGGGGAAAAAGTTAACATTTAAGTAACTATTTTGTACTTTTTTTTCTAGGTCTTTAATTATATCAGGAGTATTATTAGATATATATTTCCAGAATTTGGAATTAAAGCGTTTACCCGTGTAGCAGAACCTTATATACAAATAAATATTGTTGTAAAATAAATTTTGTTTTTCGTTATATAATGCTCGTGTATAATTATCTGTTTTAAAATTATACATATTTAAAAACAATAACATTTGTGATATTACATGATGTATGTTTGTAGCTTCTAAAGGTTCTGCAAAACCGCTAGAAAGACCTACAGTTATGCAATTACCCACCCATTGCTTTTCCCAATAACCACTTTCAAATTTTAATATATTGCCATTATTGTGTAGTTTTGTATTAAAAGTTTTTTTAGTCCATTGATTAAATTTTTTAAAAGCATCTTTATCAGAAGTAAAACGAGAACTATACATATAACCAGTACTCCATCTGTTTTGTAGTGGAAGTTGTAGTATCCAGCCGTTATCGGTAGCTTCAGCTGTAGTATATGGCGGTATAATCTTATGTTTGGTAGGTACAGGGTTAGGTATAAAACGATCAATTGGTAGCCAATCGGTCATATCTACCCATTTAGTATTCATATGCTTTATTAATACACGGTTAAAACCTGAAGCATCTATAAAAAAATCAGCTGTAATTTTTTTGTTTTTAGACAATACAAGGCTTTTAATGTCTAAATTATTTTTGTCTTTAACCACACTAACAACTACATCATCAATAATTGTGAGATGGTCTTTAAATTTAAGTTCTAAATATCTACTTAAAGAAGTCGCATCTAAATGGTAGGAATAACTTGAACTTTTATTACATTTGTTTAAATCAGGTATGACATTATTTTCAAAATATTCTTTAGAATATAGATTAAACAAATCGTACCGGTTGTGTGATATATCATACGCAGCTCCTAACCCGCTATCGTCTTGACCAAACTGATAAAACCCGTGATAAAAATGCTTGTTATCGTTTAACCAGTTTTTAAATTTTAAACCTATTTTTATAGTAGCGTTTACATTTTTAATTATTTCTTTTTGAGTGACACCTATTATATTTAAGTAATTTACAAAAATCGGAGTTAAACTTTCACCCACACCAATGCTAGGTTTACTATGATCATATATCAACACTACTTGTACTTTATCTTGATAATAAGTTTTAAGTAAAGATGCAGCAATTATACCGGCAGTCCCGCCACCCACTATTGCTATTTTATGCATATTATTAATTATAGTAAACTGTAATTAAATCAAATTGGTGGACCTGAGGGGAGTTGCACCCCTGTGTTCTGTGACGTTCTTACCAGTTTCTACAAGCTTAGCACTATTAATAAAATGCATATCCATAGTGCTGATATACAAGTTGTTTGGTAGTTTTCCTGCTATTCTACTACCATTGAATAGTCAGTCTCGCTGAATGACGATTGTAATATATAGCGAGAATCTATACTATAACCGATCGAGCTTAAGCAGCTGCGAGTGCGAAGCTTTCGCTTGTATTGAATGAATCCATTACAGAAGCGACTGCGTTCTTGAGGCTTTGAATAATGCCGTTTGTTTTTGTAGTAATTTA